ACCACGCGGACAAAATCTAGGCTGTATCAAGCCTGAATCAAGATGGCCAACGGTCATGGTGGTCGTCGGCCTGGTGCGGGGCGTCCACGAAAGCCACCCGACGCATCGAAAATCGAAGATCCGGTGGATTTCCTGCGCCGCGTGATGCAGGGGTTCATCAACCCAACGCCTGCGCAGCTCAAGGCTGCCATTGCGGCGGCGCGGTACGCGCAACCCGCGGGGGGAGGGGTTGTCGGCAAGAAGGAACAAGCGGCGCGGCTTGCTGAGGCCGCCAGCGAGGGCCGGTACAGACCCAGGCCGCCGCCGTCGTTGAAGGTTGTGTCTTCATGACGGTGCCCAGCTGGACCACCGCCTGCCCCGACTGGGAGCGGCGCGTGATGGCCGGCGAGTCGCTGGTACCTTGCGGGCCGTTGTTCCAGCAGGATGCCACGATGGGCCTGGACTACTTCAGGTCTCTGCCGGCGGTTGACGTGATTGGCAGCCCGACGCCGACGCTGGGCGAGATCAGCCGCAAGTGGATGCTCGACCTGGTGGGCGCCATCTTTGGCGCGTACGACCGCGACACCGGCCGGAGCCTGATCCGCGAGTTCTTCCTGCTCATCAGCAAGAAGAACGGAAAAAGCACCAACGCCGCCGGCATCATGCTGACGGCGCTACTGGTCAACCAGCGCAATTCTGGCGAAATGGGTATCCTGGCGCCGACCGTGGAGGTGGCCAACGGCGCCTGGCGGCCGGCGCGCGACGCGATCTTCGCCAGCGAGGAGTTGTCGAAACTTCTGCATGTGCAAGAGCACATCCGCACCATCACGCATCGCACGACCGGGGCGACGCTGCAGGTGGTGGCGGCGGAAAGCGAAACCGTCGCCGGCAAGAAGTGGATCGTCACGCTGGTCGACGAGCTGTGGCTCTTTGGCAAGAAACCGGGCGCCGATCGCATGCTGCTCGAGGCCACCGGCGGCCTGGCCAGCCGGCCCGAGGGCTTTGTGCTGTACTCCAGCACGCAGTCCGACGAACCTCCGGCCGGGGTGTTCAAGGAAAAGCTCGACTACGCGCGTGCCGTGCGCGACGGCCGCATCGTCGATCCGCAGTTCCTGCCCGTGATCTACGAGCACCCGAAGTGGGTGCTGGAGCGGCGGCTCGAGCGCGATCCTCGGTACTTCTACGTCACCAACCCCAACCTCGGGGCCAGCGTCGACGAGGAATACCTTGCGCGTGAACTGGGCAAAGCCGAGGCCGGCGGCGAAGCGAAGATGCGCATCTTCCTCGCCAAGCACCTCAACGTCGAGATCGGTCTGAACCTGCGCAGCGACCGCTGGGTGGGCGCCGACTGGTGGATTGCCGCCGGCCGGCCCGAGCTGACGCTCGAGCAGGTCATCGAGCGCTGCGAAGTGCTGGAGCTGGGCATCGACGGCGGCGGTCTGGACGACTTGCTGGGCGTGTGCGTTGCGGGCCGCGAGGCGGCCACCGGCGCCTGGTTGACGTGGCATCACGCCTGGGCGCACCCCAGCGTGCTGGAGCGCCGCAAAAGCGAGGCGGCCCGGTTCAGTGGATTCGCCGAAACCGGGCAGATGACGCTGGTGGAAAAGATCGGCGACGACGTGGCCGAGGTGGCCGACATCGCTGCGCGGATGGATGCGTCGGGCAAGCTTGACAAGATCGGCGTCGACCCTGTGGGCATTGGCGCCATCGTCGACGCCATCACCGACACCGGCATTGACATTGAGCGCATCGTGGCCGTGTCGCAAGGCTGGCGCCTGGCCGGCGCCATCAAGACGTGCGAGCGCAAGCTGGCCGAGGGCGCGCTGCACCATGGCGCCATGGAGCTCATGGCCTGGTGCGTGGGCAACTGCAAGATCGAACCAAAAGGCAACGCCATGCTGATCACCAAGCAAGCCAGCGGCGTTGCCAAGATCGACCCGGTGATGGCCATGTTCAACGCGGTGGAGCTGCTCAGCCGGGCGCCTGCCGCCGCGGTGTCGCGCTACTCCGAAGAAGACAGCATCGCCTGGGTGTGACCACCTCATGAACCGACACGTTTACAACGCATCGATCCTCACCGGCGTCACGCTGGTCAGCATCGGCGCGGGAATGATCTACGTGCCGGCCGGCGTCATCACCGCGGGCGTGCTCGTGCTGGCGATGACCATCAACACCGCGAGGCTCGTGCGCTGATGTTCGTCACCGGCAACATCGGCGCCACGCGCGGCTTCGACGACGACTTCTGGTATGGCCCGGTGGGCGGCGTCACGTCGTCGGGCGTCACCGTGTCGGTGGAGTCCGCGGCGCGGCTCTCCACCGTCTACAAGTGCGTGAGGGTGCGTGCCGAAACCATCGGCATGCTGCCGCTCATGGTGTACGAGCGCCTGGCCGGCGGCGGCAAGCGGGCGGCCACCGATCACCCGCTGTACCCGCTGTTGCACGACGCGCCGAACCCGTGGATGACCAGCAGCCAGTGGCGCCAGGCCATGCAGGCTTGGGTCGATCTGCGCGGCAATGCGTACAGCCAGGTCGTGTACGCCGGCAGCGGCCGGGCCGACATGCTCGTGCCCATGCCGGCCGACCGCGTGCGCATCGAGGTGCTGCCCAACGGCGAGCCGCGCTACATCTACAGCGGCAACGGTGGCGAGCAGCGAACCTTCGTGCGCGGCGAGGTGTTGCACATCACCGGCCTCACGATGGACGGCTACTGCGGCCTGAACCCCATCGAAGCCCAACGTGAGGCGCTCGGTGCCGCCATCGCCGCGCGCGACTACGGCTCGAGGTACTTCTCGCAGGCGCCGCGCACGTCGCTGTGGATCAAGATGGCCGGCAAGTTCGCCACGCCAGACGACCGCCGCCGCTACGCCAAAGACTTCGCCGACGGCTACGGCGGCATGAACAGCGGCAAGGTGCCGGTCATGGAGGACGGCAAAGAAATTCAGTCCATCCCGGCGCTGAACAACGCCGACGCGCAGTTCATCGAAAACCGCAAGTACGCCGACGTGGACATCTGCGGCTTGTTCCGCATGCCGCCGCACAAGGTCGGCATCCTGGACCGTGCCACCTGGGGCAACATCGAACACCAGCAGCTCGACTTCGTGACCGACACCATCATGCCGCCCTGCGTGGCATGGGAGCAGGCGCTGCTGCGAGACCTCGACTTCGGCGACGGCTATTTTGCCGAGTTCAAGCTGTCGGGCCTGCTGCGTGGCGACACCACGTCGCGCTACTCGGCCTACAGCCGCGGCATCAACGACGGCTGGCTGACGCGCAACGAAGCCCGCGCCAGCGAGAACCTCAACCCGCTGGACGGCCTGGACGAGCCGCTGCAGCCGTTGAACATGACCACCGCCAGCGCGGCGCCGACGCAAGCCGGCCCAAGCGGCGAACGCCGCGCACTGCTGCTCACCGCGGCGGCCGAGCGCGTGGCGCGCAAGGAGTGCGCCATGTGGCGCAAGGGCGCCGAAGTGGGGGCAGAGCATGCCCGCTGGGTATCCGAGGTGCTGGCTGTGTCCGAAAGCACCGCCATGGCCCGCGCAGCAGCACTGCCGGGCATCTTTGCGGACGCCGACACCAAGACAACCGACGGCGACTTTCTCGCCGACCGCGTGGCCGAGTTGCTGCGCCTGGAGTGACCACCATGCTGCACCTGCTCGCCGCCTTCCACAGCACGCCTTGGGCGCTCGACGAGGCCGTGCTGCGCTCCATGACCGCCGTGCTGCACCGCTGGGCAGCTGGCGTCAAACTCAGCGCCGCCGAGATCCGCGCTGCCGTGGGCGACGCGCCCGAGGCCGCTGCGCAGCGGCGCCTGGCTGCGCAACAGTCCAGCGGCGGCGGCGTCTACGTCGTGCCGGTCTACGGCGTGCTCACGCACCGCGCCCACGCCGCCGGCAACACCTCGCAGCCGCTCACCAGCACCGAGGCGCTGTCGGTCGCTGTCAAGGCTGCCGCGGCGGATCCCAACGTCGGCGCCATCGTGCTGGACATCGACAGCCCTGGAGGCTCGGTGTTTGGCGTCGAAGAACTGGGCCAGACCATCGCCGCCGCGGCCAAGGTCAAGCCTGTGGTCGCCGTAGCCAACAGCACGGCCGCCAGCGGCGCCTACTGGATCGCCAGCCAGGCCAGCCGCATCGTCGTCGCGCCTGGCGGCATGGTTGGCAGCATCGGCGTGGTGCTGCCGCACGACGACCTGTCGGCCGCCTATGAGCAGGCTGGCATCAAACGCGAGTTCATCACCTACGGCCAGCACAAGGCCGAGGGCAACGACACCGGTCCGCTGTCACCCGAGACACGCGCCAACCTGCAGGCCATGGTCGACGCCTACGGCGCCGAGTTCACCTCGGCCGTGGCCAAGGGCCGCCGTGCGGCAGGCGTCAGTGTGTCGGTGGAAGACGTGCGCGGCCCCGCGTTTGGCCAGGGCCGCATGAAGCTCGCCGCAGACGCCATTGCCTCCGGCATGGCTGACGCGGTGGACACCCTCGACAACGTGATCGCGCAGTACCGCAAGCCGGCGCGCGGCATGAAGACCGCAGCAGCGCTGCGAGACATCCAGATTCTGGAGACCTGACCGGCTCCAGTTCCTGCCGCGTCCGACGACGTGGCAGCGGCCCGACGGCCGCACCGGTCGAAGCCCATCCAGCCCGCCTTGAGCGGGCTTTTTCATTTCTGAAAGGTTCACCATGAACAAGCGACTCTCTGCGCTGTTGCAGCGCAAGTCCGCGGCCGTCGAGACCATGAAGACGATCACCGCGGCGGCTGGCGATGCCGACTTCACCGCCGAACAGACTGCGGCCTTCAACGCCGCGAAGGCCGACGCCACGTCGGCGCAAGCCAGCATCGAGCAGATGCAAGAGGTCATCGAGGCCGAGCGTGCGATCGTGCTGCCCGAGGGCGCCAACGTCATCGGCGTCACGGACAACCGCGCCGACGACCCGTCGCACGGTTTCGCACACTTCGGCCAGTTCCTCGGGGCTGTCCGCGGTGCAACGCTGCGCCCGCAATCGGTTGACCAGCGCCTGACGATGGGAGCCGCGGCGACGACCTACGGCAACGAGTCGGTCGGTGCAGACGGTGGTTTCCTCGTGCCTCCGCAGTACGCGAGCGAGATCATGTCCGTGATCAACGCTGGCGAATCGCTGCTGAGCCGCACGCGCCAGGTGCCGGTGGCTGGTAACCAGTTCGTCATGCCCATCAACGAGGAAACCGCGCACGGCACGACCGGCGTGCAGGCTTACTGGGATTCGGAAGCGGCAACGCTGACGCAGACCAAGCCGATCTTCAAGAACGTCTCCATCAAGCTCAATCGCCTCACCGCGCTTGTGCCTGTGACGGAAGAATCCCTTGAGGATGCGCCAGCGCTGGGCGTGTGGGTCAACGCCTTGGCCGGCGAGAAGATGAGCTACAAGGTCACCGACGCCATCGTCAACGGCCTGGGCGATGGTCAGCCGCTGGGCATCCTTTCCGCGCCGTGCCTGGTCACGGTGGCCAAGGAGACCTCGCAGGCTGCCTCGACCGTGCTGGCGGCCAACGTGCTGAAGATGTACAGCCGCATGCCAGCGAGCAATCGCGCCAATGCGGTCTGGATCATCAATCAGGACGTGGAGCCGCTGCTGCCTCAAGTCACGGTAAACGTGAAGAACGTGGCAGGCACCGAGAACGTCGGCGGCGGGCCGATCTTCATCCCGCCAGGCGGTCTGTCGGGTGCGCAATACGGCACCCTGCTGGGACGCCCCATCGTGATGACCGAGGCATCCCCTGCGTTGTCGAGCGCCGGCGACATCATCCTTGCCGATCTGAACCAGTACATCTGCATCACCAAGGGCGGCGTCAAGGCCGACCAGTCGATGCACTTCTACTTCGATCAGAACATGCGCGCCTTCCGCTTCGTGTTCCGTCTGGGGGGGCAGCCGTGGCTGTCGGCCGCGATGGCGCGTCGCAATGGCAGCAACACGCTGAGCCACTTCGTGGCTCTCGGCGCTCGCTGAACACCACCCACACGACTGAAAGAGGTTCATCACCATGAACAACAACGCACGACTCGACGAGCAATGCACCACCGTCGTCGCGGCGGCTGGTCTGCTGCTCACCTCCACCCTCGGCGACACGACCTACGTGTCCATGAAGGGCTACTCGCGGGCTCAGATCATCATCAGCATTGCCGACGGCACCACCGTCACCGGCACAGCGGTGACGCTCAAGCAGGCGACTGCCGTGGCCGGTACGAGCGAGAAGGCCCTGGCCTTCACGCGCATGCTGGCCAACACGGACTACGGCGCCAGCAAGGCCATGACGGAGACCGCTGTCACGTCCAACACGTTCACCACGCAGACGACGAACAGCAAGGACTCGCTGTACATCATCGACCTGCAGGCAAGCGACCTCGACGTGGCGAACGGTTTCGACTGCTTCCGCGTCGATTGCACGGGTCATGCCGCCACCGCATCGCGCGGCTGCGTCGTGATCTACAACCTGTATGGCAAACGCTACAGCGGATCAACCGCTGCTGAAGCCATCGCCGACTGATTGGCCATCGGCTGAAACGTCAAGGGCCGCCTTTGGGCGGCCTTTTTGTTTCCGTCGAGGGAGCGTCATGGAAGGCCACATCTTCACCACGCGCGGCTGGGTGCCGGCCGATCAGGTCGAGTTGCGCCGCACCGTCACGCACGATGACGACCAGATCACGCTCGTGCGTGTGGACAAGTTCATCGGCGGCGAGTGGGTCGGCAACGACATCGACGGCCAGATCAAGACCGGGCACCAGTTCGGGGCCATCGCTCAATCACTGTAAGGGGTCACCGTGGCCAACACGCAAGCAATCTCCGGCACCATGAAGCAAGCCGCGCTCAGCGCGGTGGTCGACAGCAAGACGCTGAAAGCCGCGCTCTACCTGGCCAGCGCCACCACCAACGGCACAAACACGGCTTACACCGCCACCGGTGAAGTGAGCGGCACCAACTACACCGCGGGCGGCGTCAGCGTCACCAACGGCAACACGGCTGGCCTCACCAGCACCACCGCCTACTGGACGCCCAGCGCCAGCATCACGTACACCAACGTGACGCTCTCCACCGCGTTTGACGCCGTGATGATCTACAGCACCACGGACACCAACCGCAACCTGGGCGTGTTCACGTTTGGCTCGCAGACCATCACCGCCGGCACGTTTACGCTGACGATGCCGACGAACGACAGCAGCACGGGTCTGATTCGATTCGCGTGAGGTCGGTGTGCGCTGGTACGTCATCAACTTGCTGTGCGCCATTGACCAGCTGCTCAACGCAGTCTGCGGCGGCTGGTGCGACGAGACCATGAGCGCGCACTTCTACCGACTACACCGCGACGGCAAGCCATGGGGTTGGTTGATGCGGCCGGTTGATCTGTTGTTTGCGTGGCAGACGCTGCACCCGGGAGCCATTGGGCACTGCCACTCTGCGTGGCTGAAAGAGCTAGAGCGATACCAGATGCCGCCGGAGGCGCGACCATGACCCCGCAACAGATCACCGAGGCGATTGCAGCCGACCCGGCATTGCAAGCACTTGCAGCGGCACATGAGCATGGGCAGATTGCCGCCGCTTTGTCGATCGGTCGAACGCGAGTCGAACCGCGCATGTGCAGCGCTCGCGGACTGGCCGAGCGCATGAGCGGCGGGCCGCTGGCAGCGGAGACCGTGTTGCTCAAGCTCGAAGGTGCCCGCGACAGCATGCTTGCCAGCGGCGACGCCGGCACGCGAGTGATGGGCTCGCTGCTGCGTCGGCAGTTGGCCTTTTTGGGAACTGACGGGCTTGACTTCGGGAGCGCTGCGCTGCGCGCGATGCTTGAGCATTTCCAAACACTCAACATCCTGACCAGTCAAGAGGTGGCCGCGCTTAAAGCCATCGCAGAGACGCCTGACGCCGTGAGCGTGGCAGAAGTTATCGCAGCGATTGGAGCCTAAGCATGGCCGGCTTGACCTTTGGCACTTCCACCTCGATCACGATCACTGCGGGCTCGCTTTCGTCTGCTGCGAATCGTTCGTCTGCTGCTGTCACGACCACGGCGGCAACAAACAACATCACGAGCATCCTGCTGACGGTCAACATCCTGACGACCAGCACGGCGCCCAGTGGCAACAAGCAGGTGATCGTCTACGGCTACAAGAGCGAAGACGGCACCAACTACCAGGGCAACAGCGGGACCACCGACAACGTGGACGGCACCGACAAAGCGCTAACCGCCATTGGCAGCCCGACCGCGTTGTCACTGATCGGAACCATCCCGCTCAATCAAGGCGGGGTGGCCGTCACGGCTCGCGGCGTGTTTGATGTTGTGACGGCGTTCGGAACGATTCCCAAGAAGTGGGGCATCGTCCTTTACAACGACGCAGGGACGGCACTCGGAGCAACGGTAACGGCGACGTATACCGAGATCTATTACGCCTGATCGATCATGGCTGTAACCATGATCCCGCGCGGCGGGCGATTTGTTGCGCAGCCTACTGGGCCTTTGCGGATCAATCGCAATGACCCGCTAACGCGGAACATTACGACGCTGATTCCGTTTCGTGACTGGGATTTTGATCTGGTCACGGGAAAGCAGGTGACCATACAAGCGGGATATGGTCGCAGTTACGACTCGACAGGCGCATCTATTCGCGGCAATGGCTCGACCGCGTGCGCCTCGATCCCGCTCGACCTGTCCGCGTGGAATTTCCTATCGCTGTCGTTTTGGCTGTATTGGGATTCATACGCGAACGATGACAAGTTGGCGCTTGAATTCACAGCCAACTACAACACAAACAACGGTTTTATCGTTGACCCAAATTCCGGCGCACCAGCGGCGGGAAATTTCCAGGTCGGAGCTGGCGGCGGCAGCGGCGGATCATCTCGCTCATTTGCGCGCCCTAGTGCCGCAAAGTGGCATCACTATGCGATTGTTTTTGACAAGTCGTTGGCGGGTTCCGGGAGCGTATCGGCAGCGTATGTAGATGGCGTCTCGCAGTCTCTAACGACGACCGCCACCGCTGGCTCGGCTGCGAATTTCCCATCAAGCACGCTGTACGTCTTCAGTCGGAACAACGCCAGTTTGTTTGGCGCTGGTCGGATTGCCAATCTGGTCATCCGGGGCGGGTACACGATACAGCAGGACGAGGTAACAGCAGAGTACCGACGCCCGCAAGCTCTATACGAGTCTCGCAGCATTTGGGTGCCTGTTACGCCGTCAGCAGGTGGCGCATCTGCAGCACTGTCCGGTCAGTCTGTCACGACCAGCGCCGGCACCACGGCGCCATCGGCAACAGTCAGCGCTTCCGGTCAGGCCGCAACCGCCAGTTCCGGCACGCTTTCGCCGACCCGCACCGTTGCGCTGTCTGGCTTAGCAGCTACAGCCAGCGCCGGCACTCTTGCGCCAACACGCACCGTCGCGCTGTCCGGGTCAGCGGTCACCGCCAGCGCCGGCACCGTCACCTACAGCGCAGACGGTTCGGTCACCGTAGCGCTCAGCGGCCAGGCCGTCACTGCATCGGCTGGCACGGCCTCACCTGGCGCGGCAATCGCCGCATCCGGCGCGGCGATCACCACGTCGGCCGGCACGCTCACGCTGGGCATCGTCGTCCCGCTGGCCGGCAGCTCGAGCACGGCCAGCGCCGGCACGGTCGTCTATTCGTCGGGCGGCGTCACCACCAGGGCGCTCACCGGTGAGGCCGTCACCGCATCGGCCGGCACGCTCACGCCGGCCATCGGCAACGGTGGGTTGACGCTGTACCCGGTCGGTCACGGGCCAGGTCAGTCGATGCGGCCCGTTTCGCTCATGTCCAGGCGTTCGCCGAACGCCAACGCACGCACGCGGTAACGCGGGCAGTCATCACGCCAGGCCGCCTCCGGGCGGCTTTTTTTTTGGGTCATTGCATGACGCTGAAGCTGATCACCGAGCCGGCCGCCGAGCCGCTGGCGCTGGCCGATGCCAAGCTGCGCCTGCGTGTCGACTCCGACATCACCGACGACGACGACCTCATCACCTCGCTGATCGTCTCGGCGCGTCAGCAGTGCGAGCACTTGCTGGGCCGCTCGCTGATCAATCAGACCTGGGAGCGCGTGCTCGACTACTTCCCGGCCTGCGAGATCGAGCTCGGCGTGCCGCCGGTGCAGTCCATCACCTCGGTGATTTACATCGACGGCTCTGGCAGCCAGCAGACGCTCAGCAGCGCCGCGTACCGGCTCGATGCCGACAACGACCCAGGATGGCTGCTTCCCAGTTACGGCTACGTGTGGCCGGTCACCTACGCCACATCGAACGCGGTGCGGGTGCGGTTCCTCACAGGCTACGGTGCGGCCAGCAGCGACGTGCCGGCCACCATCATCGACTGGATCGGCCTGCGCGTGGGCACGCTGTACAAGTTCCGCGAGGAGATCATGGCTGGCGCCAAGCCCGAGGCGCTGCCGGGCGGCTGGACCGATCGGTTGCTCGACCGCTACCGCCTGCACGTCTGAGCCATGCCAGTCAACGCGGGCCAGTACGACCAGCGCATCACGCTGCAGACGCGCGACAGCGGCGTCGATGCGCGCGGCCAGGTGCTCACCACCTGGTCGGACACGCTCACGGTGTGGGCGCAGGCAGAGCCGTTGCGAGGGCGTGAGTTCTTTGCCGCCGGCCAGGCGCAGAGCCAGGTCGAGGTGCGGTTCCGCATCCGCTGGCGCGATGGCATCGTGCCGACCATGCGTGTGCTGTGGCGCTCGCAGCCGTACGACATCGTGAGCGTCATCGAGCCCAAGGCCGGGCGCGAGTACCTCGAACTGATGTGCTCCACCGGAGCAAGGGACGGGCGATGAACGAAGGCATCGGCGCCAAGATCCACGGCATCCAGGACGTGCGCGAAGCGCTGGCCGGCATTGCGCCGAAGCTGCGCGTGCGGGCGTTGCGCAACGCACTGGCCGCCGGTGCGCGCCTGGTGCAGCGTGCGGCACGCAGTGCGACGCCGGTGCTGAACCTCACCAAGCGCAGCAGCGCGCATGCCTACCGCAAAGGGTGGCGTGTGCCAGGCACTCTCAAAAAGGCCATCAGCGTGCGCACCAGCAAGGTGGCGAGGCGATCTGGCAACGTTGGCGTGTTCGTCAACGTCAGGCCCGCCAAGGGCGGCAACCGCGGCGCGAAGAACTACCGCGACCCGTTCTACTGGCGCTGGCTGAACTTCGGCTGGACGCCGGCCAGCGGGCGCAGCAAGAGCCACAAGGCCGCGCGCGCGCAGCTCAACCGCCGCGGCGGCAACCGCAAGCATGTGCCGGGCGCCAAGTTTATCGAGGCCGGCGTGGCCATGCTGGGCGCTGCGCTGCAGGAGTTCAACCGCAAGATCGAGCCGGCCATCGCCAAGCTCAACAGGCCGAAGGCACCCGCCCCATGAGCGCCGACGCAGACTTCCGCGCGCTGCTCACCGGCCACGCCGCGCTCACGGCCCTGGTGCCTGCCGCGCGCATCGCGCAGAACGCCGTCGGGCAGGGCCAGTCGTTCCCGCTGGTGGTGTTCGTCGGCCAGCAGTCGCGCGAGCTGCTCCTGAACAACTCCGCGGCCGGCACCGACTGCACATGGCAGGTGCAGTGCTACGCAGAGACATCGGCCGAGGCCGAGGAGGTGGCCGATGCCGTCATGGGCGCCGTGGCTACCAATGACGCCTACGTTGTCACCGACAAGGCCGGCGGTTTCGATGAGGAACTCGGCATTGACGCCGTGAGCGTCACCGTTCAACGCTGGATCACCTGAATACGGCACTTCTTCGCCGTTGTCTTCCGCCGCCTTCGGGCGGTTTCTTTTTGGGCGCGCAGCCCGTCACTTGAAAGGCTCCAATCATGGGCACCATCGTCGGGCGCGGCATCACCGTGCAATACGCCAGCACGCTGGCATCCGCCATCTCTCCCACTGCCGTCACCAAGGCCAACCCGGGTGTGGCAACGCTTACCGCGCACGGCCTGACCGACGGTGCCGTGGGTTACTGGACGGTCACGGCCGGCATGGTCGAACTCAACAACCAGGCCGCGCACGTCATCGCCACCAGCTCGAGCACGTTCACGATGAACGGGTTGAACACCAGCGGCTACTCGACCTACAGCGCCGGCACTTTCACGGCGGCCACCGCGTGGTCGACCATTGCCGAGGCGGCCAGCTACGCCGTCGGCGGCGGTGCTGCCAACAGCCTGGACGACACGCGGCTGTACCACACCCGCACCAGCAACATCGCCGGCCTGCTGGCGCCGCAGGATCTCACGATCGACGTGCGCAACGCCGACGTGCAAGGCGCTGCCATGAGCGCCATCGAAGCCGCCGCGCAGACCAGCACGGCGCTGCTGTTCAGGGTCATGCAAGGGTCAAAAACCTTGAGGGTGTATTACGGCATCCCGTCGATGCCCGGTGAGTCGGTGCAGGCCGGTGCGCTGGCCTCGGGTCAGTTCAACATCTTGGGCGACGGCTGGTGCGTCAAGCCGAACCAGTCGGCTAGCTGATGGACAGTTCCGCCGAGTTGATTGCCCGCATCCGCAAGGTGCGGGAACGCTGGGTGGATCTGGACGACGCGCGCTCCGTGTGCGTGCGTCGCCCGGGCGAGTTGGCGCTGGCGCAGTTGAGTGCCGGCCTGTCGCCCGAGCTGTGCTGCAGCTACGTGGTCGATTGGCGCGGGTTCACCGAGGCCGATGCGTTTGGCGATGGCGACAAGGCCATCAAGTTCGACGCTGGCGTCTGGATGGCGCTGGTTGAAGACCGCGCCGACTGGGCCTCAAAAGTTACTGGCGAGGCGCTGTCGATGATTACTCAGCACATCAACGGCAGGGGCGCCACCTCGGGAAACTTGCCACCCTCCTAGACGCTGCAGCGGGCGTCGAGTGGGAGGGTGAAGACAAACCCGAGGCCACCGCCAAAGACATCGTGGCCATTCGCATCCACAACGCACTGGCCAATGGCATGGGCGGGCTGGATTGGCAGGCGCTGCCGTTGTTTGCGGCCATGTACGACGTGCAAGACGTTGAAGACCTGATCGAGCGGCTGCTCGTCATCAAGATGCACAAGCCCCCAAAGGTGGACTGACATGGCAATCGCCAAGCTGACAATCGACCTTGAGGCGCAAGTCGCGCGCCTCGAGCAAGACCTGTCGCGCGCCAATGGCGTCATCGAGTCGTTTGGCCGCGACGCACAGACCTCGCTGGGCCGCATCAAAGACGTCTTTGCCGGCAGCTTCATCTCCGACAAGCTGCAGCAGGGGCTGCAAGAACTTGCCGCCGTTTTCCCGGCGCTGATCAACGGCGTCGCCAAGTTCCAGGACCTGGCCGAAGAAACCGGCGCGAGCGCGGCTGCGCTGGCCAGCTTCCAGACTGCTGCCGATGTCTCCGGCGTGTCTGTCGAGACGCTGGCCGGGCTGATGACGCGGCTTACCGGCAAGCTCAGCGCGCTGAAGGACGAGGACAAAGGCGCCGCGCAGGCCATCAAGAACTTGGGCATCAACTTCGAGGAGTTCTCGAAGATGCGGCCCGACGAAAAGATCAAGGCGCTGGCCGAGGCGTTCGGCAGGTTTGCCGATGGCGAGGCCAAGACGAGCAACGCGCTGGCGTTGTTCGGCAAGTCTGGCGCCGCGGTGCTCAAGTTCTTCAAGGAGTACCAGGAAAGCGGCGAGTCATCGATCCGGCTCACCGACGAGCAGATCCAGCGCGCCGATGCGTTTGCCGATGCTCAGGCCCGCGCATCCAGCCAGTTGCGGCAACACGCGCAAGTGATGGCGGTAGAGGCGCTGCCGGCCATCACTGCATTCAAGGACGCGCTGTCTGAAGCGCTGAAGGCCATGCTGTCGGTTGATTCCGCAGGCGGCGGCATGGCATCCGTCAACGCCGTGCAGGAATGGGCCTTCGCGGGCGCCAAGGGCGTTGCCGTGTTGGTCGAGGCGCTGATTGGGTTGGCCAAGCTGGCGCGGGCCGTTGCCGGCAGCTTCCAGGCGGTGGGCGCCGATATCTCGCTGGCGTTTACGGTTCCCGCTGCTGCGGTCGATCCGCGCGGCGGCTCGGTGTCTCAGCGCCTGCTGGCCATCCGCGGCTTGCTTGACGAGCGCAACAAGACCGTCGCGGACGCAAACCAACGCTACATCGACCTGTGGAACTACGACGGCGACCGGATGAGCAAGGCCATCGAGAAGGCCAGCCAGGCAGCGCGTCTGGGGCTTACCGGGGTGCGTGCGAATGCGTTTTCAGACCCGCGCAGCACGCTGTTCGGCACCGCCGCAAAGCCGCAGCTCAACCCTGTGCGCGCGGTGATTGGAGGTTCCGGCAAGAAGGACAAGCCAGACATCTTCGGCCCCGACATCCCCGAGGCCGTGGCCGACGCGCTCAAGCGCATTGAAGGTGCCGACGAGAACAAGCTGGCCCGGCTGCGCGACACGCTCACGCAACTGGCCAACATCCGCGCCGCCGGCGGCAACGTGCCTGACTCGGCGTTTTCTCGCATCACCGACGAGATCACCAAGCTGGACCCCGCTGCAAGGGCGGCCACCGAGGCCATGAAGGAACTGCAAGACGTGATGCGCGAAGGCGTGGCGTTGACGCAGGCCAACCTGACGCCTTTGGAGCGCTACACGCAGGAAATCGAGCGCATCAACACGCTGCTGCAAAAGGGCGCCATCAGCGACACCACGGCACAGCGTGCGGCACAGAAGGCGCTGGACGACATGAACGGCAAGACGGCAAAGACCAAGAGCCTGGCCGAAGAACTCGGCATGACCTTCTCGTCGGCCTTCGAGGACGCGATCGTCGGCGGCAAGGGTCTCAGCGGCGTGCTCAAGGGCCTCGAGCAAGACATCCTGCGCATCATCACCCGCAAGATGATCACCGAGCCGCTGGGCAACTGGATCACCGGGGCCATCGGCGGCAGCGGCGGCGGCGACATCTTCGGCAAGATGGGCGGGTGGCTCTCCAGCCTGTTCGCTGGCGGCTTTGCCACCGGCGGCTACATTCCCCCAGGAAAGTGGGGCATGACCGGCGAGCGCGGGCCTGAGCCGATCTACGGCGGCCGCAGCGGCGTCACCGTGCACCCGGCATCCACCGGCTCGGTTGTCATCAACCTGTCCGTGCAAGGCCCGGTCAGCGCGGCCACGCAGCAGCAGCTGGCCGCCGCCGCGGCGCGCGGGCTGCAGTTGGCGCAGATGAGGGGCACCTGATGGCCTTCTACGAGTCGCCACGCTTCCCCGAGCGCATCGCCGTCGGCGCTCAAGGCGGGCCGTGTTTCGAGACCACGGTGGTCACCACCACGGCTGGCTACGAATCGCGCCTGGGCGCGTGGACCTACCCGCTCCACAAGTGGGACGTGAGCCAGGGCATCAACGCCGACAACACGCCCACCACGCACGCCGAGCTGCGCGCGTTTTTCATGACCATGCGCGGCAAGCTGCACGCCTTTCGGTTCAAGGACTGGACAGACTTCGCCGCCACGCACACCACCGGCGTGGTCACCGGCCTGACCAGCACGACGTTTCAGCTCGTCAAGCGCTACACCAGCGGAGCGCAGTCGCTCGATCGCAAGATCAGCAAGCCGATTGCGTCGGGTTTCGAGTTGAAGAACAGCGGCAGCACGCTCACGCTCACCACCGACTACACGCTCGACGCGACCACCGGCATCGTCACCACGACCACGAGCAAGACGGCCGCCAACCTCACCTGGGCTGGCGAGTTCGACGTGCCGGTGCGGTTCGACGTCGACCAGATGACGGCCGAGGCCCTGGCGCGCACGCCGACACGTGGCGTGCTGATGCGCTGGGCCGGCATCCCGCTGGTGGAGGTGCGGCTGTGACCAAGGCTATCGACAGCGGCCTGGTCACGCACTACGCCGGCAGCGCGCTCACGCTGGCGCGCATCTGGAAGATCACGCGCACCGATGGCGACGTGTACGCTTTCACCGATCACGACGTGGCCATCACGTACAGCGGCACGACGTACCAGCCAACCAGCGTTTTCTCGGGCAGCGCCATTGCCACAAAGGCCGCATTCAACGTTGATGACCTCGAGGTGGTGGGGCTGATTGACTCTGCCGGCATCACCGAGGCCGACATCGAGGCCGGCCTGTGGGATGGCGCCGCGGTGGAGCTGCGGCAGGTGAACTGGGCCAACCTGTCCGACGGCGCCGAGGTCATGCGCGTGGGCGAGATCGGCAACATCCAGCGCCGCGGCGGCGGCTTTGTGGCCGAGCTGCGCGGGCTGATGCAGAAGTTGCAGAACAACGTCGGCGCCGTGGTGCAGCCGTTGTGCAACGCCGAGCTGGGCGATGCGCGGTGCACAAAGGACCTCACCACCTTCACGCACGCCACGACGGTGAGCAGCGCCAGCAGCCGGCGCGTCTTCGTGGTCGCCGTCACCAAGGCCGACGCATACTTTGCAGCCGGCAAGGCCACGTTCACCTCCGGCGCCAACAGCGGCATCGTGGCCGACATCAAGAACAACACCGGCGCGACCATCACGCTGCAACTGCCGCTGCCGTATGACCTGGCGGCCACCGACGGCGTGACGCTCATTGCCGGCTGCGACAAGCGGCACCTGGTCAGCAGCGCTGGCGTGGTCACCGGCGACTGCAGCACCAAGTTCGACAACGTGGTGAACTTCCGCGGGTTTTGGGCCGTCCCGGGCCGCGACAAGACGCTGATCGTCGGGGGGCAGGGATGACCAGCCGCGCCGACGTGGCCGCCGAGGCACGCGCGTGGCTTGACACGCCGTTCGCACACCAGGCCCGCACCAAGAGCCTGGGCACCGACTGCGGTGGCCTGGTGGGCGGCGTGGCGGTGGCGCTGGGCATCGTGCCGCCTGACTGGTGGCAGGTGCACTTCGACCCGCGCTTTGGCGGCTACGGCCGGCAGCCTGCCAACGGCACGCTGCAGCGCGTGCTGGAGTCGTTCATGGCGCGCGTTGACGAGCCCCAGTGTGGCGACGTGGTGCTGATGAGCTTTGCGAGCGAGCCGCAGCATGTTGCCATCCTGGCCGACTACCGGTGGGGCGGGCTGTCCATCGTCCACGCGCTGGAGGCAGCCGGCAAGGTGATCGAGCACCGCCTATCGCCCATCTGGCGATCGCGCATCGTGTGCGCCTACGGCTACCCGGGGGTGGCGTAGTGTCACAGCTTGCACTGGCCATTGCCGGCGCAGCGGTCGGCAGCTTCTTCGGCATGCCCCAATTGGGGTTTGCCATCGGCTCGATGATTGGCGGCGCCGTGGCAGGCCCGCGCATGCAAGGGCCGCGACTCGACGACCTGACGGTCTCGGTGTCGACCTACGGCGCGCCGGTGCCCCACATCTACGGCAGCGACCGCGTGAGCTGCCCAGCCATCTGGTCGGGCAGCTTGGTCGAAACCAGCAAGAAGTCAGGCGGCAAGGGCGGCCCCAAGGTCACCACGTACAGCTACTCGCTGAGCTTCGCCGTGCTCATCGCTGAGGGTGAAATCTCCGGCTTGCGGCGCGTGTGGCTCGATGCCAAATGCGTCTACGACGCGCGCGACACCGCCACGGCCGACGTGGCCGCCGCCAGCGCAAAGTTCCGGTCGCAGTACATGACGTTCTACACGGGCGACGAGCTGCAGAGCCCGGATCCCACCATCGAGGCCGTGGTCGGCGCCGGCAAGGTGCCCGCGCTGCGCGGCATCAGCTACCTCGTGTTCACTGCGCTGCCGCTGGAAAAGCACGGCAACCGCATGCCGCAGGTGAGCGTCGAGGTGAGCGGGACGGTGCCAGAGGCCGAGAGCGACCCGGCATCGTCAGCGCTGCGTGAGCCGCTGCGCATCTACCGCTGGGACGTCACCGAGAACGACGGCATGCCGACCCATTCCATCGGCAACACCGTGTTTGGCTGGAAGACGCAGCCCACCTCGCCAGCCACGGCCTACACCTTCAGTGAAATTGCCACGCAACAGGCGGCCAACTTCACCGGTTGGAACAACGACCCGGCGCGGGCGTCGGTGAATTGGGCGGGCCGCGGCTGGTGGTACACGGCCAACAACGACACGCCAAACGTGGCCGCGGGTGGTGCGCAGATCATCGAGCAGAAGCCGTTGCCAGACGTGCCGGGATACATCCCCAGCGTGGAAGGGTCGGTGCAGTACACCTACCCGATGGCATCGGCCTACAAGATCCAGAACGGGCCTTTCGCGCCCGGGTTGTATGGCCTGAGCGTGCCGGTGCTCACGCACGGCGTGGTGGACATGCGCCTGGCCGGATACGCCAGCAGCTGGGACACGCGATTCATTGCGCTGTGGCGCCAGATCTGGGGGCCGCCTCCAGCGCAATACCCGGCAGCCGTGCCGCCGCCGGCAGGCTATGCCACCACGCCATTCGGGTCCGTTGCGGTTGGCGGCGGCGACTTCAGCACGGCCAGCCCCAACTATTTGCTGGAGCTGACGGCCACCCGCGAGGCCTATCACCCGGTGCACACCTGCCGCGCTGGCAGCAGCCCCTACACGGCACCCGAGGGAGCAGTAGAGGTGCAGGGCGACCCGGGCCACTGCGTGCTGACCGATGGCAGCGTCGTGCCCAACCGCATCTGGGCCACCGTGGTGGGCACGGCGAAGCAACTGTGCGCGATCGAGTACCGCAACAACATCCTCTACCAGAACGCGCTCGGCCCTGTGCTTTTGCCGGGTGACCCCAACTACAGCAGCTCGGCGTATTGGGATGCGCAGGCCCTGTCGGCCATCACCTTGGGCCTGATGCGCGGCACGTTGACCGCCACGCCGCCGTACTTCAGCACCGACGTGACCTATCCGGCCGTGGTCAGCAGCTACGCGCAAAGCACCTCCAGCGTTGCCAGCACCTGGAATGCCGGCAACCACGCCGCCGGCTCCGTCACGCTCTCGGCCATCGTCGCGCACGTCTGCACGCAGGCCGGATTGACCTCGGGCCAGATCGACGTCACCGAGCTCACTGACCAGGTCATCGGCTACACCCGCACCCAGCGCATGGCCGCTCGTGCGGCGCTTGAGCCTTTGGCGGCGGCCTTTCAGTTCGACGCCGTGGAGAGCGGCACCAAGATTGCGTTCCGCAAGCGGGGCCGCACCAGTTCGGCCACGATCCCGGCCACCGCGCTGGGCGCCGGCATTGGCCAGGCCGCACAGGAACTCATCCAGCACGAGCGAGGCCAGGAAAGCGAGCTGCCCGACGTGGTGACGGTCGCCTTCAAGGACCCGACGCTGGACTACCAGATCAACACCGCCGAAGCGCGCCGGCAGGCCGGCTACAGCGACCAGCAGTCGAGCATCGAGCTGCCGGTGGTGATGGAGTCCGACAAGGCCCGCCAGGTGGCCGACGTGCTGCTGTATCAAGCCTGGGCGCAGCGCACCAAGCGCACGATCTCGACGACGCTGGCCTACAGCACCGTGGAGCCGACTGACGTGATCACGGTGCAGGACACGTGACATGAGCAGCTACACCCTGCGCGTGCTGGAGCGCACCGATGACGGCGGCGTGCTCAAGTTTGTGTGCGTGGACGATGGCGACACCACCATCTACACCAGCGCCAGCACGGGTGCCACGCCGACGCCCGGTTCGACGCTCACCGGCATCGGCTCCACCGTGCTCGAGGTGCTGCAGCTGCCGTTGCTGGCCGATGGTGACGACACGCCCGGCATCTACGTGGCCGCAGGCAGCGCGCAGGCCAGCTGGGGCGGCTGTGCGCTGTTTCGCAGCACCGACGGCGGCACCACCTTTGCAGAAATCGCGCAGATCACCAAGCGTGCCACATTGGGCGTGATTCAAGACCTGCCCAACACCTGGCGCGGCGGCAACACCGTCGACCCCGGCGGCGTCACCGTGCAGCTCATGGGTGCTGGCGATCTGGAGTCGGTGACGCATGCGCTGCTGCTGGCCGGCAGCAACCTGGCGCTGATCGGCAACGAGGTGGTGCAGTTCAAGGCGGCCAGCTTGGTGGGCACGTTGAAATACCAGCTCACCGGCCTGCTGCGCGGCAGGCTGGGCACCGAGTCGGCCATTGGCACGCAGGTGATCGGCGACCGATTCATCCTGCTCGACGATGCCGTGGCGCGCGTGGATTCTCCGCTGTCGCTGCTGGGCCGCACGGTGATCTATCGGGCCGTCAGTCTAGGCAACGCCGTGACAGCCGGCGCAGACGTCAGCGCCACTGAAACGCAGACGTCGCTGCTTCCGCTCGATCCGGTCGACCTGCGCTGCTACAGCAACGGCAGCGCCTACGTAGCAACCTGGAAACGCCGCACGCGCATTCCAAGCCAATGGGCCAACGGCGGCGACGTGCCGCTGGGTGAAGCCAGCGAGCGCTACCGCGTGCGGGTGTCATTCGGGCCAACCTACGACGTCGACACCGAGGTGACCACCACGACGGCCACGTTCGGCACCGGCAGCAATTTCAGCGGCTACACGCTCACCGTGCAGCAGGTCTCCGACCGCGTGGGACTGGGCAACACCGCATCCATTTCGATCGGATAACCATGGCAGACAGCACCACCAACCTGACGCTGATCACGACCAGCCAGAGCAACAAGGAGGCCACTGCCAACGCGCTGTTCGATGCCATGTCGCCGGCGGCCTACTTTGGCCGCAACGACTCGACGACGTTGGGCCTGACCTGGGGATACTTCGGCGGGCGCATTGCCGGCGTGGCCGTGGCCAATGGCACGCTGACGCTGACCGGCAGCCGCACCAACTATGTGGTTGTGAACAAGTCAACCGGCGCGGTGTCGAGCAGCACCAGCGGCGCCAACTGGTGCACGCCGCAGACCTACGCGCGGCTGTACAAGGTCGTCTGCGCCACGTACTCGATCACGAGCTACAGCGACTACCGATTCGGCCGCGGTGGTGTCTTTGGCGCCGAGTTTGGCGGAACGGCCACGGCCGAGCGCATCGAAATCCCGCTCACGCTGGACACGCCCACCACCGCGCTGACCACCGGCACGCGAAAACTGGCACTGCGGGCGCCTGCGGCCATGCTGTTGACCAATGTGCGCGCCTCGGTCTCGACGGTTTCCAGCAGCGGCCTGCCGACGGTGGACATCAACGACGGGACCGACAGCATCCTGGGAACCAAGCTCACCATCGACGTGAGCGAAACCAGCAGCACCACCGCGGCAGCGGCTTACGCTTTCACGGCTGACGGCGCGGTGATCGCAGACGACGCCGACATCAACGTCGACGTCGACACCGCAGGCACCGGCACCAAGGGCCTGGCGCTGTGGCTGATTGGCGAGCGCGGATGGGGAGACCCTGGCTGGGACCTGACCACCAGTGCGCTGAGCCTGGAGGGCACCAACGGCGGCACTACGTGGACCGATGCGGTATCGGGGCGCACCTGGACGCTGAACGGCTCCAGCATCACCACCAGCACGGCGCAGTCGCTTAACGCCACGTATGGCGCCTATGCGGCCAGCTCGACGTCGTTTGCCGGCACCGGGTCGTGGCTGTCCAGCGATTCGTCCACCGATTTCAACACCGGAGGCGGGCCGTGGACCTTCAGCTTCTGGATGCGGCTCACGAGCGTGGCAAACATCCCCGTGGTGTGCGAGATCGGCACTGCCAGCAACAACCGCATCAGTGTCAACGTGGAAACCGGCACCATCCATTTCTTCACCCAGACGGCGGCCGGCGGCGGTGCGTACAGGATCACCGGCGGGTCGATCAGCATCAACACCTGGTACTACGTCGAAGTCACGTACGACGACGCCACAGCCACGCTGTGGCTTGATGGTGTGAGCCAGGGCACCTATGTGCCGGGCGTAATGCCCAGCGGCACGATGCAGGTCCACTTGGGCAACTACGGCTACGGGCCGTCCAGCACCTACGCCGTCGCCGGCAACCTGCAGCGGTTCCGGTTTACGCGCGGCTGGGCTCGACGCACCGCTGCCTACAGCCGGCCGGCCAAGCCATTCGCCACGTACTGACGAGGGCCCGAGATGAGTGCACCCGAACCCATACCCTTGACCGTGCCCCACCAGCCGGGCAAGACCGACCTCGAGCACGACCGCGAGCAGATCCGCGTTTTGATGGTTCACGCTCGGCACCAGGCATCGCAGATTGCCGAGCTGACCATGGGGCAGACCGAGGTGTTGCGCACGGTGCGCGGCATTGCGGATGACCTCCGGCTGCACGTCAAGGAGTCGGCAGAGTGGCGGCCCAAAGTGGAAGCCACCATTGCCCGCCAGGGTGAAGAACTGGCGCGCAATACCGAGATCACGCAGCAGGTGGAAGCGGGCCTGACGACCGTCAAAACGCTCAAGACGGTCATCGGTTGGCTCGGCGCCATCGGCATGGGCGTGGTCGGCATCTGGGCCGCCATCAAGGCGGTGGTCGACAAAACGCCGGGGATTGGACCGTGAGCATCAACCCGCGCTACGTGGCGGCCGGTGCTGGCGTCGTGGCTGCGCTGGCCGCGCCGCTGGTGCTGCAAAGCGAAGGCAACATGCTGCAGACCTACCTCGACCCGGCCGGGATTGCCACGGCGTGCGTCGGGCACACCGGCCCGGATGTGCAGATGGGGCAGAAGTACACCCACGAGCAGTGCCTGCAGATCCTCGTGCGCGACCTGGCCGAGCACGACAAGGGCCTGCGGGCGTGCGTGCCCAACGAGATGCCGACGCACGTCCACGTCGCCGCCTTGGATTTTGCGTTCAACGTCGGCGTCGTGGCCACATGCAAGAGCACGTTCGCGGCCAAGCTGCGCGCCAGCGACTGGGCCGGCGCGTGCGCCGAAATCAGCCGCTGGACACACATCGGCAAGCGTGACTGCCGAGACCCGGCGAACAAGTGCGGCGGCATCGTCAAGCGCCGCGACCTTGAGCGCGCGGTCTGCGAGGGCCGGCACCCGCTGCCTGATGTCGCCGCCCTCGGGGTGACCGGCTGATGGACGCGCTGCTGGCCATCCTCGCCGTGTCGCTGCTGCTGCCGCTGGTGGCCTGGATGATCAGGCTGGCTGTGGACATCTGGCGCGGCGGTGCTGATGGAGGCGACGAGTGAACGCCGAGTGGGGCAGCCGCAAGTTGTGGGTCGCCATCCTTGGGATGGTGCTGGCAACTGCGCTGCGCTGGCGTGGCGTCATTGCAGACGAGTCATGGGTCACGGTGATGCTGGCGGCCATGCTGGGCTACCCGGCCGCCAACGTGGCGCAGCGCGTGTTGGAGCCTCGGCCGTGAGCGTTGCCGACCTTTTCGGCCTCGGCTGGGTGCGCTGGGTCGCGGCCGGCGCTGCGGTGCTTGCCATTGCAGGCGCGGGAGCGCGGCTTGAGCACTGGCGCATGAGCGGCCAGCTCGAGCAGCAGCGGGCCGAAACCTCGCGGGTGAAGGCAGAGCATGCCGAACTCGTCGCCAACGCCGCCAGCGCCGCCCTGGCGCAATCCGAGGCCAACCGCCGCACCGAGCAGACCTGGCAGCAACGGCTCAAGGAGGCCACCGATGCACGCACGACCGAACGCACGTCCCTGGTGGCCGCTCGCGCTGCTGCTGACCGCCGCACTGTCGGCGTGCTCGACCAGCTCGCCGCTGTCACCTGTTCAGCCGCCGCCAGTGGCGCCGCCAGTGATCCCGGATCTACCAGACAAGAGCCCGGTATACCCCTTGGGGACGTGGTTGGAACGTTACTGTCTGACTATCGACAAACTGTCGAAGACGCTGAAGACCTCGCTTCTCGCCTCAGACAATTGCAAGCCAGTTGGCCAAAAGTGATCAGATAGTGCACCCGGCATGCAGCCGACGTTTTGCATGCAGGTACGCCTCGTGTGCTTCTTCCGCCGTCTTGTAGACGCCAAGTCCGCGCGAAACGCCTCCAATAGCAATGAATGCTTGATACGGGTTCGTCTTGTTTCTTGGCACATGGCAAACACCGAGAAGTCCAACCTTTCCTCTGCCGCGCTTGATATTTTGCGAATTGATAGATGCAGTTGCGTCGCGCAAGTTGTGCAATCGGTTGTTTGTTTTGTCTCCGTCGATGTGATCAATTCGGTCTTCAGGGTAGGAGCCAAAGTGAATAGCCCATGCGACTCTATGCCCAAGGAGATTTTGGGCTTTGTGCCTAATGTAGAGATACCCATTCGCGCCAACTGTGCCTGCCAATTTGCCAGCCATCGTGCGCATGAATTGGGCGTGTGTCCACGGCCATCGAAAGTCGCTCACTGGTCGATCTCGCCAGCGCAGTTCTCCCGTATCTGGGTCATAGGTCAACAACTCACGAAGTCGCTGGGGGCTTGGGTGCATGGGAATATTGTATCTGTACTGCGGGAGTATCGAGCAGTTATCGACGCGGCTGAGTCTCACGCTGCCGACGTTCGGTCGCTGCTCAGGGCCTGGCCGGTGAGCGCGCCATGAAACCGCACCACAGCCCCGCCATCATCCAGGCGGGCGGCTCATAGGCAGGCGGCAGAGTCGCGGCCAATGCCTCGCGCCTGGCGTCCGCCGCTGCACGTCGGCGGCGCAGGGCCTCGGGCGTGTTGCAGTGGTGCCAACGGCTATGGTGATGGCGGCGACTTTTCATGGTTCGGATAACTGCTAGTTAGGCGTCGTCATACAACTCGTGCCGATGGCACAGCGCATCCATATCCAGCCTGGTGCGCTGCGTCACCAGTTCGCGCCCATCGCGGAACACGATGCAGCGGTATCGCTGGCCCGGCCTGATCTTCCATTTGTCCGCCTGCGCGCCTTCAAGGATTAGGCGGTCATCTGGCGGCAGTTCATCGCGCGGCGGGCCGTAGTTGTTCCACGCCGCGCTCGCGTCGCAATCGTAGAACTTGCGGGCGGTGCGAATCTCGTCCTTCAGTATCAACACGGTCAACCCTTCTTCGGCACGCGCACTTGCAGTTGCGTGCCGTCCTTGCAGGTAATATCCAGGACCGTGCCACGCTCCCAGCGCTGGGCGTGCGAATAGCCCCCGCGCTTGGCGCACAGTTCCTCGGCCACAGCAATGTCGGGTGGCTGCACCATGTCCACGCAGCCAGCCAGTGCGGCAGCAACCCCGGCTGCAAAGAACACCCGCGCCAGGTGGCATAGCGCCAATGTTGGGGTGGTCACGTCATAGGGTCCGCTGTCATAGGTCAGCGCACGCCAAAGCCGGTTGTCGTTGTGCTCTCGCAGCACTGCAAACGCCATGTCGGCAATCTGGCGGTCTGTCAGCTTGTGCGCTTCGGACGCAACGCCTAACAGGTCGTTCGACCCGGACCCTCGACGGGCTGCGTTCGTGTCGTCAGTGCTCATTCGGTGTGTCCTTTGTGTTCGCTCGGGCCGGTCAACTTTGCGTTAGGGCGCACCGCGCATCACGGCCTGTAGGTCACGCTCCAGCATGATTCCCACTTCGCCGCCTCGCTTCGGATCGCAGCCGCAAGCCTGGAACGCGGCCAGCAGTTCGGGCTTGGCCTCCAGCACCGTGAACGGCTGGCACACGTAGGCCGTCGCGTTGTGGTTGTGCTTGTGGCTGTAGCCGCACCAGCACAGCACTTCCGGCCCCATCGCTGCCGCAGCCTTACCGCAGTCGGCGCACTTCCATATCGGGTTGCCGCCGCCAGTCGGGCCGCCCCCGCTCACGCACCGTAGTACCCGCCCGCCGCACCCTTTGCATAGGTGGTCGGTCAGCGCCCATGTCATTCCTTTGCTCACCACGTTCTCCTAGTTTCTCCACCAGCGCCCTAACCCTTCGCTCAAGCCGACCTTCGGCGGCTTAGCTCGAACGTTGTGGTGCACTGGCAGCAGCCCAGGCAGGCCACCGCCGCTGCATCAGGCCGCGGTGCGCAGCGCGTCCTCCTGCCACCACGCTTCCACGGCGCGGCCATCGGCGCAGCGGTAGCGGATGAGGTAGTTGTTGGCGGCCGTCGTGTATTCGGCGCGGCCCAGCACTTCGCCGGTCTCGCCGCTCACTTCCACGGTCACCTTCTCGCCAAGGTTGAACTTGAAGCCCATGCTTCACTCCTTCGGGTGCTGCTGGTGGTGGGGCCAGCAGCTCGCCCCGTTCGTCTCGGTGCACCACAACACGCCCATCGAGCGGACCCTCGCCGGCGAACGGCAGTGAGCGGCAGACCTGTAGGCTTCGCGCACCTCGCAATGCAGGCGCATGCCAGCCTCATCGCCGCGCCATCGGCGTTCGTTGGCCCAAGTGTCCTGAGCCTGAGCAAAGGCAAGAAAATCGCGCCTCAGACGCGCAAACTCTTCGCGGAGGATCTGTGCCTCTGTCATACGATGCGCACCCCGTATCTGTCCTTCGCGTTTTTCAAAAACACCTCGGCGATGAAGGCGGATTCCTCTGCTGGCCGCGTGGACACTTGCTTGAGGCCAACCATCAGCAACTCGACCGCGCAGCTCAGGCGCACGATCTCGTCCGCAGCCTCGTCGCCGACGCTGAAATCAGAATGCTCCGTGCCAAGCGTTCGCAGGTTGTGCAGCAGTGATCGGCCTAACCTCTCGTTCAAGCCGACCTCGCCCATGGGGCTCGGCGGGCTCAACTCGGCGTTAGGCCCTTCAATCTCTTGAATTCGGTAGTGCTGCAGGATCGCGGCCAGTTGCTTTCCCTCCTCTTGGCCGGGCTGCGTTTCCACTACCAGCTTGGCTGCTTCGCCGACGCGCATGCTGAGAGTGAACGCCACGGTGTTCTTGGGCAGGTTCAGCGCCTTGGCGATTGAGCGCGCAGCGTCGCTGGGGGCCTTCAGGGTCGCCTTGTTTCGCCGCGCCTCTTCGGCTCCGCAACCATGCGTGCGGCATATCGTCGGGTGGCTGCATCCTGGGCAGTGCTTGGTCATATCATCCTTTCGCTTCGGCTACAGGCCGAACTGGCGGTTCAAGGGCGAGGCCCAACAGCGCTGCGCGCTGTCGGACCCGCCTTAACCTAGTCGTTAGGCCCCACCCGCACGCGCGGCGGTGGTCAGGCACATGCATTCGCTGGCCGCGTACTGCTTGGCGCACGGCTCTGGCGGGCTGTCTTGAGGGCTGCATGTGCAGGGCCTGTCATCCGGCTTCG